AATGAATTTGCAGCACCAACAGTTTCATAATTATCAACAGTCGTTGTATTAATACCAAGATTCTTTGTGGTTGTAATGCCAGTTGTTCCAAAATTAAATTCACTACCTGAAGGAAGACCTGTTAATCCTGAACCATCACCAACAAACTTAGTCGCAGTAGCAACGCCAGTGATTACGACACCACTGTTGTTTGCTTGTGCTTTGACTGCTCCACCAAACTTAATTGCAGTCGCATCAATTCCAGTTAAGTTCGCACCACTACCACTAAAAGATGTGGCAGTTACAACACCTGTAAACTTACCATCACCACCGACATCAAGTTTCGATGATGGAAGTGTAGATCCGATACCCACATTTCCACCAGAATTCTGCGAGACACCTCCAGTGCCCGATTGATGTTTCCAGTTGTTAAATCGGATATCAGACATTATATTATACTTTCAATTTATGGTTTTGGATGTGCTATTTTTACACTTGTGATTCCAACGTACCAACTACCAGTCGTTGCACCTGCTCCAAGTTTCCCATCTGCCATGTCATGATATAATTGATCCAATTGTGTAGCTATAGAAGGATAACGAATAGTGCTTCCTATACTAATTCTATCTGTTTGATATTGTAACTTATTTAATTCAACTCTTGCTGCGTCAACATTTGATTGAACGATAGAGACTTTGTTTCCACTTGCATCTAATCCATAATCAACAAATGATTCATCAAAAGTAACTATGGATGGATATGCTTTTTGTATAGCTAATATATCTATTGACATTATGGTGTTACCTCCATGGCTATGATATTTGAACTGAATCTACCGATGTAAGATGAGTTATCATCATTCTGAGGTCTATTAATAAATAGACTAGAACCACTAGAATGAGTAAAGCACTGTATTTTATAATTTGTTGAGGTAGTAGTATTTGGTGAGTCTAAAAACATAAAAGAAGATTCTTTAACATGATATACAGCATTACCAAGATCAATATTTTGAATCGGAAAACCTGCTTGAGTTCTGTTTGATGATGCATTACCCGATCCTATTGCAGTAGCAGAACCACCAGATATCGTTCTCACCAATCTTCCAAAACCATACAGATTAGTGTTTCCACCGAAAGATATATTAGCAAGAACTAATATTTTATTTGAAGAACTTGTGGGAGTTATGTCTACATTTAATCCTGTTACGTCAGTATAAGTAGTAGAAGTAGTAGTAAAGGTATCAGCTTTATGTGTAGATTTAGTTTGAACCACTCCACCACCAGCTCCATATTCTAAACCATTCGCACCTGCGTTGACTTTTAATACTTGACCTGCTGTACCGATTGCAAGTCTTTCATCAGCACTTGCACCTCTAACAATTACATCACCTCGTGTAGTGGTTGGTGAAGTTGCCTGTCCTTTTGCTACGAATGCCCAACTTCCGTGCGCTGTTCCACCTGATGATGGATTATTGCCTGTCGTTGCAGTCGTACAAATATAAGTTGATGTTACTGAACCATCAGTGAACACAACTAAATCATCAGGAACATATGCTGTTGAGTTATCATACGTCCCTCGAAAAACTTGTTTTATCTTGCCTAAATCAATTGTTGCCATGTTATCAAATGGTTGCGATTAGATTCCCACTGCTATTTATACTGAAACTTATGCCCGATGGTGCGAACATTACTTGTTCAAATGCATCATACTGAGCACCAGTAATATTATCAACACCTCCATTTGTTGTTCTTACCTGTAGATTACTTCCAATACCAGTAAATCCATACACCTCTGAGTGACCACTAAAACTATTTGCAGTTACAATACCAGCAACTACAATACCATGAGTGTTGGTTGTGACTGTACCAACACCTGCGGTATGCGTTATTTTATTTACTCTAATTTCTGATGCCATTTGATTATTTATAGTTATAGATCTGCACTTGCATCTATATAACCAGTTGCAGTTTTATGACACCAGAATACTCCATTAGCAGCGGCACCAGCTGATTTAATTTCCATAGCTTCTGTGGTAAATGAAGTTACGGTAAAATTTGCTTGCCCATTAGAACCAGAACCTGCAACCTTATAATAATCAAAAGAAGCATTATCTATAGATACAGCACCAGGCACTGCTCTTTTTGATACTTTAAAGGGAAATCTTATTGCGCCAGCACTTGAAAACTGATTTACATTAAAATGAAATATTTCATTAATACTTATGGGTATTTTTTCATAATAGCGTTGGCAACGTGCAAGTTCCTCACAATAACTACGGTGCTCGAACGGGGTTGCTACGGATCCAACTTCTAATTGAATACCAGTTATAAACATATCATTAGATGTGCTATCAAAATAATTTGTTGATTCACTCGTACTATAAGCATTTGTTGAACTCCAAGAACCTTCACTACTTGTATCTTTATCTGGACCTGTGTAATATGAAAAAAATATATCCATGCCAGTTGTAATCGCATCATCTATTTGTAGATTAGAATTACCAGGAATTGTTACTGTATATCTATTCCAGTTTGTAGGATCAGTTACTGTTACATTTTGAACATAATAATAATTTGTACCATGTCTAGTCCTAAATGCTATAGGTAATTTACTAGTGCCAGTTCTAGTGGTCTTAAAGTAAAAAGATAATGTTAGAAAACTTGAAGGTGATAAATGATTCCAACCAGAATTTCTAAGATCCTGTCCTTCTATTCTGTAGAAAATATTAATAAGCTGTTGTCCAGTTGCTGTTGTATTAACAGTTGTAACATCAACTTTATGTGATTTTGTGAAACCTAAAGTAGTCGGTGCGTCTGTACTTTGACTTACATTTGCTGCTCCAACTGCAGCATTACCAAAACTAAATCTCACTCTATCAATAGTTTGATAATTTTCATTTGATCCTTCCTGCACAGCAACAGGACCAACCGAGCGTTGAGCCACTCTCATGTCTCCGTTGATTATGAGATTGCGATGAGAGAGTTGTCCGACTGTTGGTACAAAAGAAGTTGCAGTAACAATACCAGACATATTAATGCCTTGTGTAAAGTTAACAGGACTACTTCCATTCTCTCCTATAACATTTGTAACTCTAATTTCTGACATTATAAATTAGCCATTTTTTCGATGTGCAATTGGCACCCACCACCTTCATCAGCATTGGCGTTAGAACCACTCATAAATCTACCAACACTTGTATTCAATCCAAAACCCCAAATACCTATTCTATTCGTAGATGCGTTTGATATTTTCACTGTGGCGTTCAATGTCCATCCCTGTTTAGAATTGTTTTGTGCACTATCACCATTAATTCTAAACCCAACATTAGACACATTATTATAAGATGAACCACTATCTTGTGATCTTCTAATTGAAAATGATCCTGAATCTCCAGTGGCAGTTGGATGATAATAAACTAGAGTTGTTGATACTCTCCAATATCCTGTTGATGGTAGTGTGAAGGCACCACCACTATATGTAGGTGCTGTTCCAAGTCTTTCGTAACCCTCTCCATTACTCTCTGTCCAAATTGGTAAAATTTGGTTCCCTGCTGTCGGTGTATAATCAGAAGATGCTAAGTACCAAGTTGAATAAGAATAAGGATCAGTTTGTACAATTCCAGTTAAGTTTGCACCACTACCACTAAATGACGTTGCAGTAACTATACCAGAAGTTATATTAATGCCTTTTGAAAAATTAACAGCATCAAGTCCGTTCTCTCCTTTAATATCAGTAACTCTAATTTCAGACATTTTTTAAGATCTTTTTTTTATTTATTTAGAATACATCCAATACATTCATAATAAATGTAGTTCCAGCAGATACATGGAAGGTTGCACCTGTTGCAACATTAATACGACTCAATCTTGTGAATGCTGTATTACCAGACATATTATCTGATTCAATTCTGATTGATTGACCTGCACCGATTGTAAATGATTCTGTTGTTTTGAATATAAGATTTTCAAGTGTGCCTTGTGTATTACCAAGTGCAGTTGAAAACCCACTGACTCCTGTTAATTGAGAACCATCACCAACAAATGCACCACTACTTACTGTGACATTGCCACTTGGAACATTGATACCATTTCTTGCTGTGACAATACCGATTGAGTCTACATTCGTTACGTCTTCATAGGTCAGTGTACCAGCGATACCAATGCTACCAGGAAAATCTATCTTGGTTTGCGATTTTATTTCGTTATTGATTCCGTCGAATTGTATTCCCATATTAACTCCTATAATTCTGCAGTTGCTGTAAAAACAACACTATTGTTACCTGGAACACCAATGACATAAGTTCTACCACTATTCAATCCACTAAAATTACCCAAATCGTAAAGATACATTCCTCTCTGAGTATTGTATTGTGAACCGATATTATAACTTGATTGAGTAGTATTGGTTGCGTTATCACCTTGTAAGTTTAATCCAACTTGGGTAGCAAAATTACTCACATTCATTGTGTTTATAACGGGTGATGTTCTCATTTCGGTAGTAAATCGTGCCCAGACACCACCAGTATTTGTACTAGTTCGTCCCATAGCACTAGCAAATTCGACAAGTTGGAAATATCGTTGGCAACGTCTAAGCTCATCTGCATAGGTGCGGTGCTCGAACGGGGTCGCTACGGGTCCAACTTCCAGTTGAACTCCCGTGAGTTCATATGTAGCATTATCAGTATCATACCAAGTTGATGCGACAGCAGGATATCTATCAGTGCTACTATATGTAGACCATTGATTTAATGGTGCTGTTCCTGATTGATCTGTACCAGCTGCTTGAACCCACTCGATTCTCAAACCCGATTGATGGGTATTTGTAAATGCTAAATTAGAAGCACCAGGTATTTTTATGATGAATTTTTTCCACACTCCACTAACTAAAGCTACCTCAAATGGGAAATTTCGACTGGCTGGTCCAGTTTCAGTCATCAATCTTCCATAAAAGGTTTGAGTTACACTTGATTTTGCCCAGAAAGATAAAGTTACGAAACTTGAAGTAGAGAGGTAATTCCACCCCGAAGAGTGTATATCTTGTGCTTCAATTCTATGGAAAATTTCAATATTACCATTACTGGGTTGAGTTCCTTGATTTCCGTTTTCTATGAGATATGAAAATCTAAAACCCTCTTCATAAGGACCTGTGTCACTTGAAGTAAGTACATGTTGTTCCTGATTAGGTTGTTCGTTAGGATTAGGATCAACATTATATCTAAATCTATCCACGGTTCGATAACCTTCACCTTGATGTGCACCAGCAGAAGCGGGTCGTCTTTGAGCCACAGTCATGGCTCCGTTAATTATAAGATTTCGATGAGAAAATGCTCCTTGTGATGTTGGTACAAATGCTGTTGCAGTTACGATTCCACTTACATTCATATTACCACCTGCGTCGATGCGAACTTTTTCTGATGTACCTTGTCTGAATATGGTATTGGTTGCACCAACTGGACCTCTTGCAAAAAACTCTAAGTCACCATCTGTATTGTGACGAATTATAGAATAATCACCACCAGCAGCATCACCATTTGAATCTCCATCTAATATAATTGCAACACCACCAGCGTTAGTCGATCCTAAATTGAGTTGTTGTTGACCTGTCCCTGAGATTGCCAAATTAAAACCATTATAAACTAAACCTGACTCACCATTTAAAGTATTAGCAGTACCAGAGCCAGTAATAACTCTGTTATCTGCGTTGTTGTTTATTGTTGTTCCTGTAACTGTACTCCAAGTAGCAGCACTTCCTGAACCACCACTTGTTAATACCTGTCCTGATGTTCCATAGTTTGCACCACCGATTCCTAATTGACCTGAACTACCAACTCTAAATTTTTCACTACCACCAATCTGAAGAAGAAGATTTGATGTAGCATTTACATTACCTGTTAAATTTCCAACAAAAGTTGTTGCAGTTGCGACTCCTGCGTTACCTAACTGAATATTATTTCCAACATTAATATGTCCAGCTGTTAAATTACCAGTCGCAGAAAAGGCAGGAGCAGTGATTATACCAGCATAATTAACACCAGACAGCAAATCAATCGTGCCATCTGTTGCAGTTATCTTATCATTATTATTGACTCCACTAATTACTATCGCCATTTATTTGAAGTCCTATGAAGGTTCAGTTGGCCAAGTAGGATTTTTAGGGTCAGCAGTATTAGCTGGTAAATCTCTTAATGCTTGCCTATAAGTCTTCCAAGCATCTGTCATAGTAACATCAGAGTTAGCCATCCAATCTGATTTTGCAAGTTTATTATTTCTTCTTATTCTTAAATTTTCTAAATCAGCTTCATTTGCAATATAATTATCTAATGTAGTTCTCTGTTCCGCAGTTAATGTAGGTGTAATAATACCCTCTACATCACATATTACATAATTTTTTATTCCCATTTTTTGTAGGAAAAAACCTGTCATTGGATGTTCTTTCATTAGGATTGCCTCATTATTGGAAAAACCATAGCTTGATAGCGACCACCGACACCACCACCATCACCGTCTGTGGTTCTTACTTGGAAATATATATCATCTGTACCATTTGAAGTAAATGTGGCAGTTTGTGATGCAGATTGTTGATAAGTATTACTTCCTCCTTCTTGAAAATACGCTTCATCAACTAGAATACTACCACTTCTGTTTATTCTCATATACCAACTGTCTGGATCACCACTTGGATATTGACCACTATCGGTAGATGGTGTAATAGAAAAATGACAGATGTAAGTTCCAGCATCAAGGTTACTTACTGTATATACGTTTGCATATGAGGTATTACTTACAGCGAGAGTACCTTGACTAAATCCAACTTGAGTACCAGCATCTCGTAATACTGAACCGTAAATAGTCATTAATCAACCTCCTTTAACATAAACTTGTATTTTTTGCCATTACGATTATTTATCAAGAATAAATCCGATTCTCCTTCCTGAATTGTGTAGTCACCCCAAGTTCCATCGACATCATTTCCACCTTCATCTTTCTTTCCCTCATTAGACAATTGTAAATCTTGAGTAAATATGTTTGCCCACCTTAGACTTGAAATTCCTAAATCATAAGTATTATTTGCAGCTGGAACAAAATTACCATCATTATTAAATGCTGCCCTATTAGTCCCTGCACTGTAGAAATACAAACCTTTATTACCACCTGTCGCCCAACTACCAATATGCATATTGTTGCTATGTTCCTTAATATATGCATTTGAGCCGTCATGATATATTGCCATATCACCGTCAGTTCCATACTTAGAATCTACACCATCTTGATGAAACGTATGTCCTGTGTATGTATGAATACCAGTATACATCGCACCTGATGCTTGTGCTTGTACTTTTACATTACCACCAGAATCTTTAATAGAAGTTGCATCAATACCAGTTAGGTTCGCTCCACTACCTACAAAAGATGTTGCTGTAAGTGCACCGTTTGATGCGTTAAATTTAAGACCAGTGTTTGTTTTAAAACTTTGAGAACCAGTTGCAGAAGGGGTAAATGTAATAAAAGTTTCTGTATCGGAAGTCTCATTCGCAACAGAAAGAGTGTTTGCTGTGGTCGCAGTTCCAGTTAATGTACCTGTAAAGTTTGAGTTACCACCAACATATAAACTACCGCCAGTCATTTTAATACCAGCTCTCGCAGTTATAATACCAATTGCATCTACATTCTTAACATCTTCATAAGTTAGCACACCACCTACTGATAAATTACCACTTACATCAGCATTTCCATTTATATCTAATCCTGTTGCAGTAACTATACCAGTTACATTTTGATTGAGAATTGTGGATGTAACAATCCCAGTTACCGTAATACCATTCGGAAAATGAGGTGCACCATCACCAACTCTATTTTTTATACTGTCAGCACGAATTATCGACATATCATTGTTAAAGACGTAATTTTATTTATTTATATTAGACATCGGGTGTCCTTAATCCGTAAGCATCAACAACAAATGTCTCCCCTGCATCTACAATTAAAGATTTTGTAGGAGCGACAACTATTTGTTGGAATTTAGTATATATTACACCAGAGTTGCTAGATGATCTTGATAAAGTTGTATCAGTGGTTACAGTTGTTTCATCATCAGACTCATAAAAAATTGTTGATGCTGTACTACTTGCGAGTGGTGTATCTGATTGAGTAACACCAGTTAAACTAGAACCATCACCAGAAAATGATGATGCAGTTATAATTCCTGATGCATTAATCTGATTTACCTCGAATCCAGCAGAGTGTAAATTCTGAGTATGGAACTGTATACCTTGTGTATGACCTAAAGTAAGTGCTGTTCCGACCTTGATTGTATTTGCATCACCATCTATTACAGTTGAACTTGTTCCAAAAGTGGCAATACCAGTTGCAACTATGTTTCGTGCACTGATATCACCAGTTGTAATATGATCTGTAGAAGTTAATCCTACATTACCAGTTCTCCCATAGAAACCAGTGACAGCACTACTTGTTGCACCAGCAAAACCAAGATGTCTGATTTGTATTTCAACACCAGCAGCAGGTGCCACAGAAAATTCAATTGTATTAGTTCCAGCAGTTAGTTCATATGACCTTGTTACCCCATCACTTGTTGGATGTTGAACTACACCATTCAATGACACAAGTAAACTTTGTGAATTAGGTGCTGGTTGAGATAGAGTGTAAACTGTAGTGCTACCATCTGCAGTGTGATAATCAACTACATTATCTTGAATATCAAATGTTCCTCTTGTTTCTCCAGTTAAACTACCGAAGAATATATCATTGACTGTGGGTGCAGTTTTAAAAACAATTATATCACGAACTTCAACAGCATAACCCTCCGTGAAGTTAAGACTGTCATTAGGTCTTTGAATTACATTATTAATTGCTATATTTAATTGTGTAGCGTGATGAAAACGAGGACGATTTCCATTTCCGTGAGTGATTCTAAACTTTGTATTTACTCCATCAAATGCAACATTTAATGTGTGTGATGTTCCACCGCCAACAGCATTTAGATTGATTGCTGTTAGACTCGCTGCATCAGATGCAGATGCTGCAAGTTTAATTGTATGTGCAGTATCTTCAATCACATAATAAGCAGTCCCACTTGTGAGACCACCGATATTACTTCCACCACCATTATTATATGTAACTCTCTGTCCCTGCACAAAACGATGTTTTAAAACTTTAATAGTTTCATTTGCAGTCGATACCACACTTGATGCTGAACCATCAAAAGTTGCAGTAAAAGATGAGATATCATCTAAGACCTTAAAGTTATTAACGCTGTCTCCAACTATATGTTGATTACCAATATATGGCATTACTCAATTAAACCTTTCATATTATTTATACTAAGCATCTTCAAACCAATCATACCAGATTAAAAGACGCTGTTATTCTAGGTTCATCACTTTGACTTTGAGAAACCATATGTAGTAAGTTAGATTTAAATATTAACAATGTTCTTGCACTAGGACTATAATCACAATTAGATTGACTTAATTCATTTCGTTTTAAATTTTTTAAAGGGAGCATATTCGGTTCTTCGTAACTTTTAAAGATAGTTTTACCTGCATTTTCAGGATTTTTAAAAAAATATATAGCACTAAAAAATGAAAAAGGATGATAGTGATATTCCTGATAATCATACTTATTATAAAAATTAAACCAACTTTCATTAACTTTATATTCAGCTTCAGAACCTAATTGTAATGCAAATTTATCGGTATTATATTCTATTTTCGTTATTAAATTATTAAAAAAATCACTTGTATGCAATGAAAATTTTTCGTATGTATTATATACATTTGTATTCCAGCCCTCACCTCCACTTTGAGTATTTGATTTGATAAACTCAATTTGTTTTATTAAATTTTCATTTTCATCTTCAGATATCAAATCGAAAACTTCTAATATAGGTTGTGCAAACCAAGTTTTTATAACAGCATTATTTGATGACATCTTCTATATCTTTATCAAATGAGTATTGTCTAAAATTTGAGGGTTTAGTTTCTTCACTATGTATTCCCCTAATAAAAGAAACTAATGTTAGTCTAGGTTCTTCATTATTCATATTGAAACTATTTGCTCTATGATAGACTCTTCCGTAAGTTATGCATCGATTGTAAACATTTTGAATTCTGACAGTTTCCTGAAAATTATCATTATATTCTCTTAGTTGATTAATAAAATCAAGTCTATTTACATTTTCACCACGATAAAATTTTATTTTTTCTGACATTTTTAATAAATTATCACCCAAGTCTTCACCTTTTGTTAAATCTAATAATTCATATAAAGATGTACCTGCGTCTGGATTAGGATTTTTATTTAAGTAAACAATAGATGCTACATCACAAGAGCATCCATCACTATGCACCCAACCTTGATTCATTGCATCATCAACTTTGTCTATCAATTGAAAATGACACATTGAGTCATCCCAATTTACTGCATACTTATCAAAATCATAGTAGCAACTTAAAATTTTTGCAACAATATAATCATTCAAATCTTTGTTTATTTCATGTAACACTTTTGAACGAACACCTGGCCACCTCCCAGAATTATCAGATTTCATATCTAGAGATAAAGCATAATCTCTAATTAAATCAGGATTAGAAAAAAAATTATCTCTTATCGTGCTATAGTAATTAAACATAATTAAAATTAACTACTACTCTCGTTTTTTCGTCTGTATGACTTGTGGCTGCGTGTTCCAAATTTGAATTAAATATTACCATTCTGTTTGCAACACTGTTTATTTCTTCACCGTGCTTAAATATTGTTTTACCATTATTAGTATTCATATAAAAAATAGCAGTAGTGCAATCCTTAAAATCAGTATGATATAGATGATTAAATAATTTTTCAGTCCTTGTTGTTAAATTCATTTTAACTCTAAAAATTTCTTTAACTTCTAAACCTTTGAAGAAAGGTTCCATGTATTGAAAGAAATCACTTTGAACTCCACCTTCTCTGACTATGGTATGTGTAAATTGATAATTATGAGTATCGTAACCATCACTTTTAAAATCATTAAAGTACCAAGGAAAACAATCACCCATTACAATGTTTTGAATACGAGTAAAAACATTATCCTCTAAAAAGTTATCTATAATTTTAATCTTTGAGTTCATTCATATCCCAAGTTATAACTCTTTTTATGTCATCATTTTCATTTGGTTTTGTAAAGTGTCTTACAAACTTTGGTGTAATAATAATATCACCCTCACTAATGGGAAGATCATAATAGACAGTATAATCAGTAAAAAAATCATTCCAAGGTTGTATGTACATTGTCTGAGGATGATTATCATTTAAATTTAAATATAAAATAGCCGCTAATCCTGTTGAACCGTGATTATGTGGTAGTTGAAAATCTCCTTTATCGTATGTGACAGACCATGCATCTTCAATTCTTAAGTCCTTTTTAAAGTGTTGAGCAATTTCTTGGAGTTCATCTTGTAAAATGAGATAAAAACTTTTTATTAAACCCACTTTTTCCATTTGTCTATTTGTTTTGAAATTTTGATTTTCTACTCTCTTATCAGGAAAAATATTGAAAAGTTCTTCAATTTTTTTCTTTTTAGATTCAAAATTTTTGACCTTGATTAAATAATAAGGTATGCTAAACAATTGATTCTCTTTCATCATAACTCCCTAAAATCGCCTGGTAATCCTAAAAATGGTCTTTTGTCATAAATGTTATCGGTTGAATTAGGTCCACTTGCATCATTATAGTGTAAGAATACTTGTACACAATTTTCACCTTTAAAAGCGTCTCTCCAATGTTCTAATATACAACCTTTATACATTAACATATCACCAGGTTCTAAATCTATTCTTAAACCTTTATTACTACCTGGTAAATAGATATTGTTTTCATCGACATCACCAACATTAACATCTGGGTCTAAATAAATTGGCCAAGGTTGACCACCTAAGTTTAAAGTTGTTGAGATTTCACAACTGGATCTATCTTTATGTCTTTCTAAGACATTTCCATTTTGATAAATTCTTACATAAGAATAGGTAGGCACTAATTTAACACCAGATTGTTCCTCCATAATAGGTTGAACCTTCTCTAATAATGTTTCCATTGCTATGTCTGAATAATGACAATATGAATTTGGTACTTGTGAATCTCCCCATACACCCCATTCCGTGGAGAAAGGAGAAATCCACCTATCATCAAAAAGTTTTTTTGTTACTTTTCTTTTTAATGTAATATAGTCACAAATAAAATCAGCTACTTCTTTTGAAATAACTTTTCTTAATACTTGAAAATGATTTGTTTTAAAAGTCATCTTTTAATTATATCATCTTTTATTTAAATGGCCAACCCCAATTCCAAGCAACTAAAGAATATCTTGTGCCTCTAGTTACAGGTGTTACTCTATGCCAAAGAAATGAAGGGAAAACAACAATAGAACCTTTTTTAAAAATTTGATGGCAAGCGACTTTACTACTTTCAATTTTTTCATTCGTCCACTCATCAAAGGAAACGTTTTTAAAATCGAATTGTAGTTGTCCACCATCATATTCTGTTCCATCATTTAAAGAAATAGTCATTGACAATTTTCTAATTTTACCTTTTTGAATAGGATCATCACCATCATTAGGTTTATCAAAACTGTCTATGTGCCAACCGTAATACTGTCCTAAGTTATATTTTGTAAATTGACAACTCTCTGTCCAATCCCATTGAAAATTCCATCCTGCATTCTCATTTGCAGTTTGTACGTATGGTTGTATCTCTTTGTAAATCCATTTATCACTCATCCAAACAATATTTGATTTTCTTTTTCTCTGAATATTTTTGAGATCTTCATCTCCCTGTGTAACCGCTACAACATCTTGATGTTCTAAACCATATTTAACTATGTCATCACACAATCTACTTGGTAAAGCAGATTCAAAGTACCAGTAATAATTTTGTAAGTTCATTATGTAATTATATCAACCAGTTAGAAATTGATATTGAATGGAAAGTAAAATAAGATCTTCATTATTTTCATTTGTAGTTATTTTATGTTTCAACGTAGAATTAAACATTATCATTTTATCATCTTCTATTCGGATTGTCCATTTCTTATCTGCAAATCTATTATTATCATACTCAAAAATAATAGATGATTCTTTTTTACCTTGAGAAACTGTGTAGAGACAAGATAAGTCTGGTTGATTTGGTAAATCCCACTTATCAATATGATTATGTAAATCTAAACTTTCACCAGATTTTAATATTAAAGCATCTGTTCTTTGATGGATAATAAAATCATACTCAACATTATAAATTTCAGCGTAATAATCAGTTAACCATTGCAGTTGTTGATGGTAATTTAATTGAATATATTCTTTAGAATTAAAAGGTAGATGTGATATTATATGAGATTTCAAATCTTCGTTATTAACTTTTAATATTTTAGGTTTGAAATCGTAAATTAATTGCAGTTCAGATAATGTAATTTTTTTCATTTTTCATAATAAAATAATTTTCCAACTTATATATCTGTCCAACTAGATGATGAAGTATCCCAATAAATTGTTGGATTACCTATCGCTTTTTCTAATGTTGCTTCCCATCTTTGCAAATTCTCATTCCAACCAATATTATATTGTTTTGTATCTGATCCATCAGTATAAGTTGTTGTTGATGGATAAGCTACAGGACATTTCCAACTAGCGGTTGAAGGATCTTTTGTCCAACTGGCATTAACTTTAGGTGGGTAAAAAATCTCATCATCATCATCCCATATACTTCCTACGGTTGCATAATTTCCTCTATATGCTTTAGATTGGTCAGATGCTAATGTTCCATCACTATTCCAATACTTATTATCGTGTGTATTATAAGATGTTTTTTTCCATATTGGCCATCCTGTTAATCTTTCTAAAAATTCAACACCTACATCCTCCAACTCTGTACCGTCTGCACCTTGACAATCGGCATCAGCAACAACATTAACTGTTATTACTTTATTATTTAATCCTATTTTTGCAAAATGAGCCATAATTGTTTACTGATACTTGTATCGAATTGCTACAAAACCTGAACCACCATTACCTGTAGTTTGAGCAGCACCACCACCTGAACCACCGCCAGTGTTTGGCTGACCAGATGAAGGACCAAGTGAACCAGGACCTCTGCCACCTCTTCCTCCACCACCTGCACCACCTGGTGCAGCAGCATCTTGGTTATTATCAGAGGAAGCACCGCCACCACCACCAAAGTATCTACCTACAGGACCACTGCCATCACCATAATTTGGTGCTGTTGGACCAAAGAATGCAGGTTCTATTTGTTTTCCCATACCACCTTTTCCTCTCTCATCACCAGCATTATAACCACCTGAATATCCACCAGGTCTACCTGCTCCAGCAGCACCACCGCCACCACCAGGAATATATGCAGGAGCTTGTGTTCCAGGTGGATTATTTCCACCTGGTTGACCTTGAGGTGGACTTACAGGTGGTTGATTACCACTTCCTCCACTTGCTGGAGGGTTCCATCCTGCTCCACCTCCACATCCTCCTGGTTTTCCAGGTGGTCCTCCAGGTGTGCTATTTACACCACCGCCACCACCACCAGCAGCTGTGATAACAGAGAACACTGAATTAGAACCATTATTACCTCTAGTATTATTAGGAACACCTCCTGCTCCTCCACCAACTGTAATTGGATAAGTACCAGCGTTTATTGCTAAACCACCTGTAGCTGGAGCAGGATAATTTTCTCTCACTCCTCCTGCACCACCACCTCCACCAACATCACCAGTTGCTCCTGAACCACCACCCGCAACGACTAGATATTCAACAGAGTTTGAACCTGCAGGATGCCCTGCACTTGACACAACAAAATCACCATTACTTGTAAATACATGTGTTTTATAATCACCAGATGTTAAAACACTGCCACCAGTAGCTGCAACATGAAAAGTATCTTTTGCTGTTATTTTAAATTGTCTAGTAGAAGTTCCTTTAGCGGTAGCAGCTTGAACTGTAAATGTAAATACTGTTGCACTCGAAGGTAAACCTGAACATGTACCTGTAAATGTTCCGTCTGATTGTATTGACATTCCATTTGGTAGACTTCCTGCTGAGATTGTGTGAGTTATAGCATCTGCATCTGCATCAGTAGCTGCCACTGTTGTCAAGTTTGCATCAAATTGAGTTGATGTGTCTCCATTTTTAACATTACCAATATTTGTATCAGCACTTGTAGCAAAAGTTGGTGCAATGTTAACATCAATTGCATCTGCTAATGTACCAGCAAGTCCAGAACCGTTTGTAACTTTTACAGTATATGGATCATCTGCTTCTAAAAAATCAGCTGCAGTAACTGTAACTGTCAATTGAGATGAATTATTTCTAACAATTGATTGAGTATTTACAGTGCCAAAACTACCCGCAGTGCCTTCAAAGGTTACAGCTGAATTAGTTGTATCAAATAATGAACCAGAGACGACAATAGTTTGAGTTGTAGGATTGGTGCGATCAAGATAACCTGTGGTTCCAGATGCCCTCCCATCGATAGCAACTGCTGTAACGACTGGAGGACTATCAATTGATTTCCAATCGGTTCCATCATAATACTGCATCAAATTTAATGTTACGTTAAATATGAATTGTCCTTTTCTAACACCAGAAAGAGCATTTCTTTCACTGGTGGTCATGGTGGATATACCCACACCATCACTACCTTTCATAAAACTAGATGTTCCAGCTCCAACAAATACAGGCATCAGTTAACCTCCGTCAAATTAAACTTATACTTTTTGCCATTACGATTATTTAGTAAGAACAAATCGTTTTCACCTTCCTGAATTGTATAACTTCCCCAAGTTCCATCGACAGAATTTTTATCACCTTCATTTGAATAATGCATATCAGCAGCGTATATATTTCTCCATCTCTTTGTTGACGAACCTAAGTCAGATGCATTATCAGCACCAGGTATCGTGTGTCCATTACTATCAACTTGCAGTTTCATTTGAGCATTAATTTTAAATTGAATATTACCATCGGAACCAGAGTCAATTGTTTCAACGCTTGTGTCTCCCTCATTAATTTTATCAGAATTAAGTGATGCAAGTTGTCCGTCAACGTAAGATTTAACTGCAGCTTGAGTTGGAACTTTATTATTACTATTCTGCCCTAATGTTCCATCAGTTGAAAATTCATTTACAGAAGCACCAATTAATCCACCAACAGATCCTAATCTTAATGACTCAAGACCAGATAAGTTAAATGCTGATGCATCCAAAGTAACGTTACCCGTTGCTTGGTCTACTTTGAATTGATCTCCAACATAAAAATTACCTAACTCATCAGTTGCAGTGTAATAAACACGACCAGGATCGGTTGCGTTTGTCATCACCTGATATGCTT